GCTTCGCCTGCGCCGCGCCCTGCTCCATCGGGCGCGCGTCCAGACCCAGTTCGAGAACCTCGGCCACTATGCACCTCGCTGATGTGCGCCACGTAGGCGCGGTCCATGGCCTTCAGCAGTCGGCACCACCGCCGGCGACTGGCGCCCTCGATGCCATGATCTTCGCACCACCGCGACAGCTCCAGCCATGACAGGCCCTCGCCGTCGCTGACGGTGCGGCCGTCCATCAGCACCGCCCAGGCTTCCCAGACGGGCACCAAGTCGGCGTCGAGCGTCGGCGGCTGTGTCGGTTCCTCGCGCAGCTCGTCGGGGATCTTCCGGCCCTTGCGCCGCAACCAATCCCGCAGGCCCGCCTCGGCGGCCTTCTTCTGCGGGTCTTGGGTGCGTGTGAGCTGCCATCGCAGGGCCTGAATCAGTTTCCCGCGGCGCGGGCTTCCTCGTCGGCCAGAAGGGCGGCGCGGTCTTGGGCGATCCGCAGGATGCACTCCAGCAGGTTCGTCCACTCGGGCCGCGCCAGCATCTGCGCCGCCTCGGCGACGCGGTACACCAGCGGCTGCCCGCCCACGGTGAGGTTGCGCGCGCCCTTCCACAGCGTCTGGGCGACCGCCTGGGCGAGGATCGCCCGCTCATCGGCTGGTGACAGCCGGCGGTCTCGGATCTCCAGCAGGTAGGGCCGCCGGGCATCCTCAAGGGCGCGCTCGTACTCGACGCCGATCGGGCAGACGAGCACCGCCGGCCGGTCCTCGTGCTCGCCGCGCGAGGCGACGGCAGACAGCGTCCCGTCCGGCTGCCGCGACAGCAGCCACCAGACACCGCCGGACAGCTTGCCGGCGTCGAGCTTGCAGGTGTTGAGGTCCATGCGACCTTGCTACTGGCTCAGTCCCACCGCTGCAACCTGAGCGTGCAGTCCTGGGCCTGGGACCGATAGCCGCTGACCGTCATGGTGCGGAAGATGTCGCTGCCCGGACCCTGCACCGGCACCGACAGGTCGGTGATCTTGGCCTGCGGGATGGCGAACGACCAGCCGCGGCTGTTCGCGTCCGTCGCGACCAACCACAGGTCGGTCGCCGTGTTGCCCAGGAACGTGGTCTGGTCGTCCTGGGTGTCGAAGTAGGCCGACAGGTTGGCCGAGGCCGTGAACAAGCCGCGCGGCATGCCGACCGGGCCGAGCGCGGCAAGCTGCTCGCGCGGGCGGATGTTGTTGCTGATGGCCAGCGCCACCGACTGCGCCGGCACGTCCTGGCCGACGCCGCTGGCGTTCGACAACTGCACCTCCTGCACGCCGATCGGGTCGAGCGTCGGGGCGAAGGTCGGAGCCGCGTAGGTCGCGCCGGTGATGAACTGGTCCGTCGTGCCCGTGTTGCCCGTGACGATGGAGTCCTTGGCCTCGCACTGGAACGAGATGGTGGCGAGCTGGTTGACGGCGAGGTTGATCGAGGCCGAGTTGAACACGACGCCCCGGTAGATGTGCGCCCGCTGCAGGTCCAGGTGCGCGACCTCGACGGTGAAGCTTTGCTCGCTCAGGGCGTTGGTCGCCCGCACGCCGCGCGTCACGGTCACGTTGCTGGGCGAGCCGGTGAAGTTGGCGACGCGGTCGACGGTCAGCGAGGTCGTGCCGACGGTGGTCACGCGCAGGTAGCCCATGTCGGCGGCGAGTCCGCCTGACAGCCGGATGATGTCGCCGACGGCGATGCCGTCGCCGGAGAAGCTGCCCGAGCCACGGGTTACGGTCTTTGCACCCGTGGTCGTCGTGCAGCTCGGAACCGACACCGCCGCCGTCACGAGCGAGTTGCTCATCAGCGCGAACATCGCCGCGCTCAGGCCCTCGCCGCTGGGCGAGTGCCGCAGCTCGCACGTCAGCGACCCCGTCGCACCGCGGCCGACGCGCACCATGTCCTCGATGTTGCGGGTCTGGTTGATGATGTTGGACGGCGACTGCGGCACGCGGTCGGCCATTGCGTGAGCCGTCACCGGCAGCCGAAGCATCGCAGGAGTGGCGGGAGTCGTGCCGAAGGTGCCTTCGGCAACGATGGAGACGCGAGTACGGAAGCCGTCGGCCATGGTCAGATCGTGTAGTCAGCCTGAAAAGGAACGCGCACCACGCGCGTCACAGTGGCCGCCTCAATGTCCAGCGCACCGGACACCGTAGGCGGTGGGAAGAAGCGGATCGCGAACGGCGACGACAGCTCGACGCCTCGGAAGGCACCGACCACCGTCTCGGCCAGCGTCAGGACGGCGGCGTCGCCACGCTCGCGCGGCTGCTGCAGGCGTACCTCCATCTCGCCGACCGTGCGCCAGCGGCGCGGGCGCCCGAGCGTGAGCTGCCGCTCCTCGCGCACGGTGACCGTCACGCGCGCCACCGGCTGGTCGCCGGCGAGGGCCGGGCCGTTGTCGTAGACGGTGTCGATGCCGCTCGGCGTGGCCACCTGGGCCATGTAGCGACCGCGCACGGCCTCGATCGTCTGGGCCTGACTCATCGCAGGCCCCCGAAGACCTGGCGCAGGACGGCCAGCGTCGGGCCGACCACGCCGTTCGGGGCCTGACGGCTCCACGGCTTCTTGCCAGGGCCGCCGAACTCGATGACCTGGCCGTACGGCACAGGGCACGAGAACCACACCAGCGACGGCTGCATGAGCTGGCCGACGGTGGCCATCAGCTCCTGCACGACCTTGGTCCCGTTCGGGTCGACGCCCGGCAGTTCGCCGCGCGCCGGCACGTTGAAGGACGCCTGCCAGTTGCGACGCATGTGGCCGCCGAGGTAGCCGCGCCGGCGCAGGATCGGCAGGCCGCGAGCGCGCCGCCCTGCGTTCATCGCCCAGCCTTCTTCATTGCCGACCGGCGTGTTGAGCACGAGCTGCCGGATGGCCTCGGCGCAGACGCGTTTCTGAAACTCGACCGGCTTGCGGCGCAGGTTCTCGTCGGCCCAGTCGTTGAGCCGCGCCACGAACTGCTGCGGGTTGCTCACGCGATCACCTTGCCGCAGTCGCAGCGGTAGGCGGTCGTGACGCCCTGCACCTGGTACTCCTCGACCTCGATGATCTGGTACGGGTTCGCGCTGTCCGGGACGACGATGATGCGGTCGCCCTTGTCCGGCACGACGACAAGGCCCTGCGCCGGAACGTAGAACGTGCCCGTGATGCTCTGGTCGATGCCCTGCGCGGCGTAGCGGTTGATGTCGCGCACCGGCCCCTCGGCAGTCCACGCCGTGGACGTCACCGTCTGCGTCACCGTGCCGTTGGCCGCGTAGCCCGTCGCCGTGCGCGTCTCCAAGGTGATGGCCTGGCCGAACGTCGCCGCCAGCTCCGTCTCCAGCGCGAGGAACTCGTCGGCGAGCGTCACAGGTCCATCCATCCCCAGCTCGACGACCCGCTGATGAGGCCGGACGTGGCCAGCATGCGCTCCGCTTCGACGAGCTGCGTTTCGGCGGGCTTCGTGCCGGCGTAGGTCACGGACTTGGACGAGCCGGACGCCGAGGACAGCGACTCGGACTTGATGTCGGCCGTCGTGCGCGTGGTCGGGTTGATCGTGACGCCCTGGACGTGCAGGGCCGCAAGCACCGCCGTCGCCTGCTGCACCCGCAGCGGCACCACGTCGCTGGCGATCAGCTCGCCGGCGGCGTCGTAGGCGTAGTCGCGCGGCCAGTCCAGGGCCTGCGTCGTCGAGTAGCGGTAGCCCACCCAGCGACCGCCGTAGCGCAGGTCGAGCGCGCGGGTGGCCACCATCAGGGCCGTCTGCTTCGCGCCGCTGCTCGCCGCCGTCCAGGCCGCCGGCGTGCCGTAGTCGGCGAGATAGGCCGTGGCGAACGCCTCGGTGCAGTAGCTGGTCGCCGTGCTTAGTCCGCTGCCAGTTTCGACGACAAAGGCCATGCGTGTGTTTGCTGTCGGAGTGTGTGACCCTGCCGCACGCCCCTAGGACGCACAGCAGGGTCGGGCGACCGTCAGATCGGGACGATCCACATGCCCGCGATCTGCAGGTTCGGCGTGCCAGTACCTGAGAAGTGCACGATTTGCACACGCAGGAACCGCTTGGTGTTCTGGGTCGACGCCGCGCTGCCGATGCTCACGTTGTCGAAGTAGAACACTTCGCGACCTGCCGGCGGCGTATCGAACTGGTTCCCGGTGCTGCTTGCAGCGCCCAGAAACTGCAAGACGAGGCGCGTCGCCCCGGTGGAGAACGCCGCGTCATCAGCGCCGACGACGCTGATCCAGTACGAAGGAACCGAGATGTCGATGGCCGTCCAGTCCATCACGACGGCGAAGCGCCCGAACGGCGCGATCGACGATGTGTTGATGTTGAACCCAGGGGGCACAGCCCCCAGGTCCAACACCGTCGAGCCGTTGAACACGACGCCGTTGGCGCTCGTGAACGAGGTCGCACCGAGGATTCGGTTCGTGTCATCCAGCGTGAAGTTGTGGCACTGGTGGACCATCAGCGCCTCTGGTAGGTGGCGAAGATGCCCGCCGTGCAGCTGCCGGCCGCGCCGCCGCGCACCCAGCTGATGCGCATGTACCGAACCGTCTCCTGCTGCGACGCCACCGACGCGCTCGGGTGCACGACGTTGTTGACGTGCACGACGTGGCGAGTGCCAGGGCAGGTGTCCACCGGCTGGCCGATCGAGGCCGTGTCGCCGAACGTGATGGTGCCCAGCCGGTACGCCGTGGCGAACGCCGTGTCGTTGCTGCCCTGGATGCTGTAGGCGATGAACTCGCCGGTGCCGACGGCCACCGCCGACACGTCGAAGATCACGTCGACTTCCTGGTAGCCGCTGCCGAGGTCCACGACGAGCGAGCCGCTGCCCGTCGTCGTGTTCGTCGTGCCAGCCGCCTGCAGGACCATTGCCGAGTCCTGCAGGAACTGCATGTTCTGATGTGCCATGTTGGTGCTCCTTGGATCAGGCGACCGCCACGAGGTCGGCGATGGTGTGGAGACGCGCCACGCAGCGCGGGTGGATGTCGGCGAGGTTGCAGTACCACTCGACGCGGGTGCGGAAGACCGGCTTGCTGTCCTGCTCGCCGAGGTCGCGCACGTCGACGCCGCCGTTCTGGACCATCTGCAGGCCCATGTCGGTGTTCGACATGACGTAGATGGACGTCCGGTTGCTGCTCGCGCCTTCGTTGAAGGCGAGCTGCTGGAGGTTCGTCGCCGTGCCCAGCACGTCCGCCTCGATGATCGGCAGGCCGGCGTAGCTGGTGACGATCCGGCCGAACTCGTCGCGGCTGGTCGAGATCGACGAGCTGTTGCGCAGGAAGGCCGTCATGTTGACCTTCATCTTCTTGCTCATCAGCAGGTGCGTCGGGTTGTCCACGGCCTGAATCGACTCGTCGAGCGAACGCAGCGACAGAGCGTCGCTTGCGCCGGCGTTGCCGATGATCTGGTCGGCGTTCTCGCCCGTGTCGCTGACGGCGTTGCCGCCGAAGCCAGCGCCGAATCGCGCCTGCAGACCGTCGAAGCCGTTGGCGTTCGCGGTCGCGCCGGGGATCGCCGTCGTGCTGCCCTTGATGATCTGGTGGGCGATCGTCTGGCCCAGCAGCTTGGCCTTCATCTGCTCGTGCGCCGCCCGCACGTCCGGCCCGTGCGTCTGCACGAGGAAGCGGTCGACGTCGAGGTCGCCGCCGATGATCTTCAGCGCCACGGTGCGCGTCTCGACCGAGCCAGCGGCCTCGCCGTACGCGCCGTTCACGGCGCGGAACTCGACGCTGCCGAGGTTCGCCTCGCGCGTCCACGCGAAGCTGTTGCCCTGGATGCTGGTGAGCGCCAGCGCACCGAGGAGCGGAACCTCGGCGAACGTCTGGAGGACGGCGGCGCGCTTGAACTCGCCGTTGTTCTGCGCGATCAGCGCGGACTGATAGAGACTGACTGCCATTGGTGTTTCGTGTTGCGGTTGTCAGCCCACAACGGAACACCAACGACCGACAGCCCAGAGCTAGCGCGGTTCCGTGTTTGCACGGATCAGCTGTTCCCTTGCGGGCAGAAGTGTCTGCCCTGGGTTCGCTGCGCGACCGGCACCGCCGGTCTGCGAGCCGCCACCGGATCCCCCGGTGCCTTGTGCCACGAACAAGCCGCGCGTCGAAGGTGCTTCCCGCATCTCCGAGATCAGCTCGTCGAATCCCATCGGGTCACTGGAACCCGACTTCTTCGTGACGCGAGGCTTCCCGCCCGCGTCGACGATGGAATGCTTGAGGTTGCCATCCGCGTCCTCGTCGACGCGGATGTACTGCTTGGCCAGCGTCAGGATCGCGTCCATCGACTGCGACCCGCCGAGCTTGGCCACGACCGGGGCGAGTTCGCCCGCCACCATGCGCTCGCGCAGCGCGGCCGTCCGGGCCGTCAGCTTGCCTTCGAGCTTGGCGCGCTCCTCGGCCATCTTCGCGTTCACGGCGGCCTTGTAGTCGTCGATCTCCTTGGACCCCTTGAGCTGGCCGGCCTGGAGCTTCTCCAGCGCCTCGCGCGCCTCGGCGGCCTTGGCCGGGTCGATGCCGTCGTAGGCCTTGACTGCGGCCTTGGCCGCGTCCCGCTCGCTGCGCGCCTCGGTCAGCGCCCGCTTCAGCCCGCCCACGTCCTCGACGCCCCAGCCTTCCTTCAGCGCCTCGACGACGAACTTGTCGCCGTTCTGCTTGGCGGCGTCGCGGAGACCCTCGGGCAGGTCAGTCAGGCTGTCGGCGATGATGCGGAAAGGCATAGTGCCTTGGGGTGTATATCGGCAGGCGCACCCGCGCTAGGGGGTCGTCAGTTCGCGCATGCCTCGTCCGCCATCTGCGCGATGCGCTTGGCCACCGCCGCGCCGAGGTCGCGCACCGTGTCCGAGGCGTAGCCCGTGGCGTAGATGACCGTCGCGTCGACGCCGTTGGGTGCCGTCCCTTCGGCGACGGCGATCGACAGCCCCTTGCGGGTCATGTACGCGACCAGGTCGCCGGCGCGCGCCATCATGGCCTGGGTCAGGTCGGGGTCGGAATGCGGCTTCATGCGTCGTCGGGGTCAGGGATGCGGTCGAGCTGGCGCAGACGGTCGATCGACAGCGGCTGCAGGTCCTTGCCGACCATCTGCGCGAAGGTCAGGTCGCCGGCACGCCACGCCGCGGCGCGCGTCGGGCCGAGCATCTCGTCCTGCACGCTGCGCGGCTGGCCTTCCAGCCACTCGGGAAACGTGGTCGAGGCCGGCACCGGCCCGTCGACGCTGGCGCGGTTGCCCACCTCGTTGCCCGTCCAAGGGACGATGCCGCTGCGGCAGTTCGGGTGCAAGGGAGGCATCGGCCCCTTGCCCATCGCGAACACCTTGCCGTCGTTGGCCGCGCAGATGATGGAGGTCTTGGAGTCGAGCGTGGCCACGAACTGGTACTGGTCCACGCCGAGGTCGGCGAACGTCTCGGCGCGGGTCGTGGCGCTGGCATGAGCCGCCGCCGTGCGCACCATGGCCCGGAGCTGGTCGACGTTGGAGCCGCTCAGCAGGCCGTCCTCGAAGTCGCCGGCGCGGGTGCCGCGCAGGGTGCGCACGATCTCGTCCGTAGTGAGCCCGCGCTGCACGCCGGTCTGGACGGCGTAGCGCACGTTGTCGACCGCGCCGTTGTCGCCGCCGACGAGGCTGCCGAACCACTCCTCGGTGGTCGCGCCGAGGTAGGGACGCTGTTCGACGGCGGCCTCGATGCGCTGCAGGCTCACGGGCCGCGCCGTCTCGATGCGCAGCACCTTGCGGGCGCTCTCCTGCACCCAGTCGGCTTCCTGGCGCACGAGCTGGCCGAGGTTCGCCCTGGCCTGGTCCTGCACCCGCCGCATGCCCTGCCGCACCAGCGCCTCGGCCTCGGCGATCAGCCGGCGCAGCTCGGGCGTCGTGGCGATCGTCACGTCCTGGCCGCGGCGCTCGAACGTGGCCATGCCGGCGGCGACGCGCTCCACGACGGGGCGCACGACCGTGCGACGGAACTCCTTGGCGGCGTCGTCCTGGATGCCCCGGACGGCCCGCGCGACGAGTATCTCGTGCCGGTAGAACCGTTGGAGCCACGTGTCGGCATGCTGCCGCAGCGCGGCTCGTAGGCGTTCCTTGACCCCAGGCGGCAGGCGGGAGCTGGTCACGGCTCGATCACGTCGTGAGTCAGCGGGCAACGACGCTCCAGCCACGCCGCCCGCGCCAGGGCGAACGTGCGCATGAAGCCGGTCGACGCGCCGCAGATGTCGCACTTGGCGAGGTAGCCCGTGTGGATCATGCCACCTTCGCGCATCTGGTCGTAGGTCTTGAACATGTAGCCCGTTCCGCCGCAGCGGCAGGCCTGGCTGAGCTTGCCGTCGCCGATCACGTCTCGGCCTCGGCTTCGTCCTCCTCGTCCTCCGCCTCGGCGGCGGGCGCCTGCCGGTCGCGCTCGACGCTGGCGAGCATGGCCTGCATCTGCGCCTCGACGGTGCGCTCGCGGCCCAGCTCGACCTGCGCGGCCAACGCCTCGGGGTCGTCGACCGTGGACAGGACGCCGCGCACCGCGAGCTCGCGCAGGCCGACGGCAAGCGGGATCTGGCCGGCGGTCATCAGGCCCTGGATCACCGGCACGTCTTGCGCCTTGCCCGACAGCAGCGACGAGTCCCGGTAGAGCGTCCAGTCGAAGTCCTCCGGCAGCTCGACGCCGGCGGCCTCGGCGGCCAGCTCGATGCCCTGGTACATCGCCCATTCCAGCCCCTCAATCCACCGCTGCGCCTCCGACTTCTCGTTGCTGTCCGCGCGCACCTCGCCCGTCGCTGTCGCCGGGCCGCCGACGGCCATCATGGGCTGCATGCCCAGCGCCATGCAGCGTTCCTCGATGCGCTTGATCTCGACTTCGCCGGCGGCCAACGACGTGCCGGCGATCTCGACGAAGCTGATGTCCAAATCGCTGCTCGTGTCCGTGAACGTCGAGCCGGGGCCGACCTCGGGCCGCGCCTCGGCGACCGTCGACGACGCGCCGGCGACCTTGAGGATGGGCGAGCGGCAGTAGTGCAGCGCCTCGCCCTGCATGCTGAGGCTGTTCCAGTGCGCGACGTTCTGCCAGCCGAGGTCCTCCATCGGCGGTTCGCCGTGCAGCGTCCCAATGCGCTTGGTGTAGCACGCCACGACCGGCACGCGGCCGAACCCGTGCGCGATCGTCTCGCCGAGGCGGTAGCCGCTCAGGTACTCGCGCGCGGCGTTCTGCTCGCGGTCGGGGTCGTGCTCGCTGCCGCTGCGGTACCAGCGTTCCACGCGCTCAGGCGTCCACCGCTCCACCATGTCGGCCAGCACGTCGCCGCCGCCGACGGGCGAGGACTCGTAGTACCAGTTGCGGATGCGCAGCTCGACCACCTCCTCGACGCCGTTCCGCATGCGGGTGCGGCAGCCGACGAGGTTGTCGGGGTGGATGCGGCGGAAGTACGGGCGCGCGTCCATGGCGTCGGCCTCGGGCAGCGTGAGGCCTGCCGTGGGCACGTTGTCGACGAGGAACAGGCCGAGGCCTCGGTCGATGGCGTCTTCGTAGATCATCTGCGCGAACGACGACAGCGACGTGCCCTGCCGGTCGGCGTTGGACAGCAGGCGGTCCAACGGCTCCGGGAGCTCGCCGCTGATGGTCGGCGGCTTCATGAACGGCAACGACGCCAGCTTGCGCACCGTGCGGTCGTAGATGGGGAACAGCACCGTGCGCGCGAGCCGCTGCGCGTAGCGGTCGCGCGTCTTGGCCTCCTTCTTCGTGGCCGGCGTGAACTTGCCGCCGGCGGCTCGCATCGCGCGGGTGCCGCTGCGCAGGACGCGCACCAGCTCCCAGGAGTCTTCCATCTCGCGGCGCACGCCGCTCCAGGTTCCTACGTCGTTGGCCATGTCGTCACTCGTCGAAGCTGGAGACGCGCGCCGCGATGCTGTGCGCCTCCGAGATGTAGTAGCCGATCGCGTCGGTTAGGTGCGTGAGGCCCTTGGCCTCGCTGCCCTTCTTGTCGATTTCGCCGCTGCCGCCCTTCAGCAACGTCACGCCCTCGAAGTCACGGACCACGTTGGGCGCGCGCGCAGGGTCCACGAGCAGCCGCACGACGCCGGACGCGGAGCGCAGCCGGGAGTTGACGGCGTTTAGCCTGTCGCGCACGTAGGGCGGGCGCTTGGCCACGCGCCAGCGCAGGCGCTCGCCGAAGGCCGGTGCCAGCACCTGCCGCACCAGCTCCCAGTCGGTGCCCTCGGTCTGGCTCGTGTGCCGCGCGCCGCCGGCGGGGTCGCCGTAGAGGTACACGTCGGCGGGATGCTTGCCGTAGTCGGCGACGAGCTTCCTGCAGACGGCGGGCGTGTTCGAGTTGCGCGGGATGTGCACTTCGCCGACGACGCACGTGCGCGTCTCGCCGTCGAGGTACTGCTCCTGCATCACGACGGCGGTGCCAGGGTCGACGTTGAAGTCGAGGGCGAAGATGAGCGGCTTGGACGGGTCGACGGCCAGCTTGCGCAGGTGGTCCTTCGGCGACCACGGGTAGTAGGCGAGGCCCTCGAAGGACACCCACTGCGCTTCGTACTCCTGCGCGAACGTCAGCGGGTCGAGGTCGGCGCGCGCCTGCTCGATCTCGGCAGGGTCCACGACAGTCGCGCTGGCCCACGTGAACGACTCCCATCCGGCGCGAGTGCCGGACAGCGAGTAGAGGTCGTAGAACAGGCCGCGACCCTTGGGGCGGCCCGTGAACCATGCCCAGCCAGGCGGGCGCCCTTTCGTGGACAGCGCAGGCCGGATGCTCTGCTCCCAGCTCTCGCGCTTCACCTCGGCGATTTCGTCGACCACGATGCCGTCGAGCGGCACGCCTTCGATGCGCTGCGGGCGGTCGAGGCCGACGACCATGAGCTGGCTACCCACCTTGTAGCGGATGGTGAGTTCCGACTCGGACACGCCGGCGACCCACTCGCGCGGCGACAGTGCCTTCAGGTCGTTCCAGAAGATCCGCTTGGCCTGGTCGCGCGTCGGCGCGGCGGCGACGAAGGTCGGGCGCGCTACGCCGGTGATGCCGGCAAGGGCGCAGCGGACGAGGTGCCGCTTGCCGCGCTCGGTCTTGCCGCTGCGGCGGCCGGCGGCGACGACACGGAAGCGCGCCGGCGAGCGGATGAGGCGCAGCTGCTCAACGTGCGCGTCCAGCGGCGTCCAGCGGTTAGTCAGCACGTCGGCCCTCCAGACGGTCGATCGCGTCGAGGTCCGCGCGCAGGCGCGTGGCGTCGTCCATGGTGCCGTCCTCGATCGCCTCGGCCTCCATCAGCAGGCGCGTGCGGTCAAGGTCGTTCTTCTCCAGGCTGGCGATGGCTTTGACCACGCTGGCAATCTCGCGCGGCGACTCGCACGCCGGCAGGCTGTCGATGAGCTTTCGGCTGATCTGCTCGCGCTGCTCGTCGGTCAGGCTGTCCGTCCACGCCTTCTGCTTGGCCAGGCTGGCAATCATGCGCGCCGCGGCCCTGGGCTTGGGCTGCTTCTCGGAACCCCCTCCCTTTGCCTCGGGGTCCGTCACTCGTCCACCGTGCAGGCACACGTCGTCATCATCACGCACCCGCAATGTCTGCACGTAGTCTGCACCGTCATGGAACTGTGGTCGGCATGCTAGCGCGAGGTCAAGCCCTACGCGACCGAAGGACGTGCGCTATCCACGCTGCATGCTCGGCTGGGTCGTTCCTGACCCACGCTGGCGCAGTCTCCAGGACGATGGCCTCGATGAGCGCGGCGTCGATCTGCGCCGGCGTCCTGGCACGCTCGCCGCGCGTGACGTGACGGCACGGGCCGCAGTAGGCGCGAGCGTCGCCGTGCTTGGTCTTGCCGCACCGCTGGCATTCGTCGAAGTACGGTTCCAGCGACTTGCGGCGTTCGGCGTAGCGCCGGCGCGCGTCGCGCAGGCACTGCCGGCAGACCATGTTGCCCTTGTGCTCGACAAGGGCCGACGGCTGCGCCACGTCGTGCCCGTTGCGGCAGTGGTTGTTCTGCCGGAAATTGCCGGCTCCGGGCCGGTAGTGACCGTCGGGCACGCAAGGCGTATCGGCTGGTCAGGCACCGTCGGTCTCGGCCGGCTCCTTGGCCGGGATCGCCTCGGGCGGCAGGCCTGCGCGCAGCTCGGCGTCGATGCGCGCGAGGCCGCCGAAGACGATGGCGACGATGGACGACAGCTGCGTGTTCACGCGCGCGAACTCGGCCAGCTCCTTGCCGAGCTTGGCGATCGTCGCCGGCAGGTCGGCCTCGTCGATGGTGTACTCGGGGAAGGCCGAGCGCAGGGCTTCAGCAATCTGGGTCGTCGTCATCGTCGGGAGTCTCGGGTGCAGCCGGGTCAAAGGCTAGGTACTCTTGCGCGGCGTGGTCGTGCAGCGGTCGGCCCTTGCGCGGCTTGCCGAACTTGGCGCGCTCGATCGCGTCGTGGAGGTGCCAGTAGACGTGCTTGGTGGCGTGCGTGGCCAGGACGCAGCCGAGGGCCGGGTCGAAGGTCAGGCAGGCTCGCCAGAGGCCCAAGCGGGCGGCCTGCATGAGGTCGTCGCGCTCCAGGCCGGCGACGCGAGCGCGCCAGACGCCGAACCGGGCGACGTGCCAGCCGAGGTGCTGCTCGTAGGACGCGTAAGCGGCGAG